CCGTAACGTGGCTCACCTTGAGCTTATGGTGGCAAAGACTGATTGGGATGGCGAAAGCATGACTGCATCGAATTCTGCGATTACCGCAGGACAAGGCTATACAGCTTCATAAACCTTAACCACAACTAGGAGAAAGTGACATGGGAAAAAATGAAAAGACCCCAATCACCGTGAACGACCAAGAGTATTTTGTTGAAGATCTTAACGATCAACAGCAGGCTATGGTCAATCACATCACAGATCTTGATCGCAAAATATCTAATGCGCGATTCAACTTAGACCAGCTTGCATTTGGCCGAGAAGCCTTTGTAAGCGCTCTTGCTCAAACCCTGAGCGGTGCTGAGGAGATCTCTGATGCGGATTACGAAGAGCCTGCTGATACTGTTAATTAGCTGTATGAGTCCTGCCTTCGGGCAGGAAATTAATCCCGCTGAAGAAGTTGACCCACCACCCGTAAGGGATGATGGTGAGTACGAGCCAGACTTTGATGACGACGGCACGAATATTGAGGGTGATCTCAATACGTCAAATTCCAATAACGGGAATGTGAGCAAGACGTACAACGGCGCTGGTTCTAGGTCGATGCCGGTGTCAACGGCTATCAGTCCGACCTTGATGAGTAGTGGGCAACAATCTTGTCTAAAGTCGTTATCTGGTGGGCTACAGCTTATGTCTGTTGGTATTTCATCAGGTAAGTACGTGCAGGACGAAGAGTGTAATCGGAGACTCAACGCCATTACCTTGAGCAATATGGGGATGAAAGTGGCCTCGGTTAGCTTGATGTGTCAAAACGCACAGGTTTGGCGTGCAATGTTTATGAGTGCAACTCCCTGCCCGATCATTAGATCTGGGAAGTTGGTTGTAGGAAAGAACGCTATATTAGCAATTAAACAAAATCCAAATATGTGGATTCCAGATTATGAAGAGGATAGAGCTTTTTACGATGAGCTTTTAGTTGGAGGGGGTGATGATAACGGTGAGCAGGAGTCTAGTAGCGGTAGTCTTAGCGATCGCTTCCGTACCACTAAGCGCAACTGAGATTAACGACCTAGTTGATACCTCTCAGAGTATTCGTGACACGTTTGCCTACGGCATAAAAACGATTGCAGGTGGCGAGTCTTACGCCTCAGATGGCTACATTGCTCCAGCAATGGCTGATAATGGTTATATCAGTAAAACACAGCAAGATGCCTATAACGCGGCAGTCGCGGCAGTCGCGGCGGCCACCTACTCCTATGACCCCGGAGCCGACCAATACTTCCAAGACCAAGCAGATCAGGCGATGGATACTGTGTCTCAAATGATTGATACGTATGTTGAGGCCGCACAGCAGATCATCATGGTCGCTACAGTCAATGAAATGGCGCAAGATGCTCAGTCTGCTTCAGATGAGCGAGAGGCTATGGCCCTTCAAGAGTTTATGGGGGCCAACGATGTGACGTTACAAGACGAAGAAATCGAAGCGTATAACGATGCGCTGTCTAATACTGAGCAGGCAATCCAAGTAGCCGCCGCTTACATGGCTGTAGCTAACGATGAAGGCCTATTGGAGCAAGCAGACAGCATGGCATACGATGTTCGTGTGACATACGAGGAGGCCGCTTCCATATTCTTTGATTTAGATACGCAGGCCGTTTGGGTTTCTTTTGATGGCGGCTCTACTATCCAAGGCTTGCAGGTAAACAATTACTTTGTGTCCCCGGAAAACGTTTTGACGCGAGCAGAAACTCAGGAATTTTGGCTTGAGTCTCCCGAGGGTGGATGTTGGTTTGGTTATAGCACTGAAGAAAGAGAGGAGTGTTTAAGCAGTGGCCCTTGAAGATTTAGAGGTAAATGTTGGCGGAACGTCTATCAAGGGCGTTTGGATCGCTATCGTGTTTACGTTTGGCTCAACAATTGGGGGCGGAATCTGGGCGGCGTCTCAGTTTTTCTCACAGCTCAGTGAGCAATCAGAGGCTGTTGTAGAGGCTAGCGCCAAAGCTGATGCTTTGATTGCTAGGTTTGAAGACCTTAAAGAACAAAGCAACTCTCGTTTGCAAGAGATGGATGTGAGCCTTTCGAATATGGAGCAAGCCATGTCAACAGCGGATGTTGAAAACTTGCAAGGAAAGCTTACTGAGCTAGGTACGAACCTAGAGCAGATTATGAAGTCTCAAGCAGAGCTTTTAGATATTAGAGACCGTATTGCATCAGCAGAAAAAACTGTTGGCGAATCAGAAATCAGAGTTAATTCAAAGCTAGAAAATCTTGAAACACTGGATGCTCGACTAAAAAGATTTGAACGCGATATGGATGATGTTTGGACGGCAGTTGATGCCGTAAACCCTTTAGGTGGTAACTAATGGACACAGCAGAAGAGGCGTTGCGCCGAATTGAAATACACGAAGCTGAGTGCAGGCTTATGCGTGAGATGATGGAGAAACGTTTAGATCAAGGTCAAGAGCGTTTTAATAAAATTGAGCGAATGATCTTGGCAATCTACCCATTCATTATTGCCTGCCTTGGGGCTGTGGAGTACTTTTCATGAAGTTTGGTGCAATTAAAGGATTGATCGGTGATCTAGCTCCTACCCTTGGAGCGGCCTTGGGTGGCCCTGTAGGGGGCGCGGCGGCCACTATGCTTGCTGACGTACTAGGTTGTGATCCAACGCCTCAGAAGATGGAGAAGGCGTTAGCACAGGCCACTCCAGAACAGCTTGCAGAGATTAAAAAAGCCGAGCTTGACTTTGAAGTCAGGATGAAAGAGCTTGAGGTAGATGTATTCGCCTTGGAAACAAAGGACATTCAGAATGCTAGAGATTCTTTTTCTGAAGACTGGACGGCAAGAGCTATTGCCATTATGTCTATACTGCTTTTTGGCGGATATGTGCTACTCGTAACACTACAACCTGCTGATGATAATGACCTGAATGTAGTCAACCTTGTTCTTGGCTACCTTGGAGGCATCGTGTCTTCTGTGGTGAGCTTTTACTTTGGCGCAAGCAAGTCGAGCTCTAAATGAGTAAGTTAATCGAGCAGTTAAAAATCCATGAAGGCGTTCGAGAGAAAGTTTATTTATGTTCTGCTGGGTACGAAACAATTGGTGTCGGCAGAAACATCTCAGAGTCAGGCCTCGGCCTGTCTAACGATGAAATAGATTATCTATTATCCAATGATATAAAAAGATGTCAGCAGGAGCTGGAGTTTAACTTCGACTGGTTCAAAGAGCTGGACGAGGTCAGGCGAGATGCCATGATCAATCTCTGCTTTAATATTGGCGTTACATCTCTTAAGAAGTTCTCAAAAGCCATAGCCGCAATGAATGTTCATGACTATGAAACAGCGTCAATGGAATTCCTTGATAGTCGCTGGGCGAGCCAAGTAGGCACGCGCGCCCTAGATGTAACCGACATGATTCGTACAGGTGATTACAATGAGTAAAGGTGGTGGTCAGGGTTCATTTCAACAGATGCAAGAGCCCGGCATGGGCATGGACATGGGCGGCTTTGGTGGCGGTAGCTCACAGCCAGCTATGCCATTCCAACAGCCCGTCACGCCTGTCGGTAATAATGAGAGCTTTAGTAGTGGTATAGGGGGCAAGGGAGGACAGCTCGCTCCACAGAACCAAGGACCGGGAAGTTACATGGGGAATGAGCTAGTCCCGTTAGATAGAAACCCATATATGGTGACTGGGGATCCTATAGCCTCAGATCTTACAGGATTTATACCCGGCGGTGATAACCTCTCTACCCGCATCGATGATGTTATTGGGGGCGACGGTTTACTGTATCAACTGCAACCTATTGATCAGCCTATAGCCAGCCCTCAACCACAGCCACGACTGGGAATTGGCGATCCATCCAATCCAATGCTTCAAGAGCTTCGTCCACTTCCTCGGTCTGGTGGCTTTGAGGGCGCAATGGGTAGATTTAATAATCTCACAGCAAGTCAGCGTGAGCGCCTTGGCGACCTAGGGATAGATGATATTTTTGGTTCTGGCGCTCAAAGGGTAACTAACGTTCAGACGCAAGGCCCAGAGAGTATGCCAAGACCGGATGAGTTATTCGGATCGCGCAGGGCTGGTGAAACATCTATGCCAGCACCTCCTATAATGACTGGTGGGCCTGTAGCGCTTGGCTTCACACCCGTCCTTAGATCAGGGGTAATGCCCGGTACTGTAATGGACGGCGGTGGTGCATTTGGGAGCGGACAAGGAACCAGTGCGTCCAGCGGACAAACAAACCTCAGCGAGGTGTTTAACCAAAATCGAGGAAGGTTTGATGATTTTATTCGTCAAGCCAATGAAATGCGGCAGGATAGATATTCCCCTCCACGAGTTACTCCTCGGTTTTCTGACGAAGAACATTCAAGAGCCTTGGCTCAGGCTAGGGAGATATTAGGAATTCCTTCGGGTGATCAACCTCAACCAACAAAAAACAATGAGCCACGATTGACCGCAGGCATTAAACCACAGCCAAGTGATCGCGCGTATGCAGGCGGCACCCCTAACTTTGATGAGCGGACGGGACAATATAGACAGCAACCGTTCATGCCAAGAAGCTATAACGACGGAAGAATGGGCTACAGATCTCCCCCTCAGTACGGAGGGTATAGGCCGCCGCCTCGACCGCCGGTATATGGGCAACAAAGATTCCCGTTTCCTTACGGACAGCCAAGAATTCCGGGTAGAAACACGCAGTTTAATATGCCATTTATGCCCCAGTCTTATGGCAGAATGAATCCGTATGCAGGCCAGTTCGGGGGGTACGGCGTCCCCAGTAATGTGTTTGGCTTTGGACAGCCACACTATCAGCCGTATGCGCCTCCAACATACGCTCCTCCTCCGGTGTACACTCCTCCTCCTCCAGTAATGCAGTTGCCACCCGGAACAGGCATGCCTACGTTTTATGGAGGCGGCTCGCAAGGTCCGGCCACAATTGGTGGTGGCATCGGGGGTTTTGGAAGATATAATTTAGGTTTGGCTGGTAGCCAGCTTCGTTGAGGTATGACTAATGCCGTTAGCCAGAATTCAATTCAATCCCGGAGTAGATAAGGAAGGGACTGAATACACTGCCGATGCAGGATGGTTCGACTCAGATAAGATACGGTTCAGAAAAGGCCGACCAGAAAAAATAGGCGGCTGGCAAAAATTCAGCACCGACTCTTTCTTGGGGATTTGCCGATCATTACACGATTGGGCATCGCTAGAGTCGATCAAATACATAGGGCTGGGCACTAACCTCAAGTTCTATGTGGCAGAAGGTAGCTCGTTTAACGACATCACCCCTATCCGCACAACAACTGCGGCAGGTGACGTAACATTTTCTGCGACTAACGGATCTTCAACCATCACGGTCTCAGACACGGCGCACGGCGCGGTAGTCAATGATTTTGTAACCTTCTCTGGCGCGGTCACCTTGGGCGGTAACATTACAGCAACGGTACTCAATAAGGAGTATCAGATTGCAACAGTGCCAGACACTAACAGTTACACGGTCATTGCCAAAGACGCCGACAACGCGGAAGTCACAGCAAATGCCAGTGATACTGGAAATGGTGGCTCATCAACCGTTGGCGCGTACCAAATTAACACCGGCCTGAATACGTTCGTCAGTGGTACGGGATGGGGCGCTGGCGCATGGGGCTCATCAACATGGGGCAGTGCAAGCTCCGTGTCAGCCGCAGGCCAGCTTCGCTTGTACAGTCAAGACAACTTTGGTGAAGACTTAATCTTCAACGCTCGCGGTGGCGGCATCTACTACTGGGATGAGTCAAGCGGTACGGGTACTCGTGCGATTGAGATCGGCAGTCTAGCAGGCGCGTCGAACACGCCAACGATTGCATTGCAGATTATGGTGTCTGACATTGATCAGCATGTTATTGCTTTTGGCACTAACCCGATTGGCTCATCAACTATTGACCCACTATTTGTTCGGTTCTCCGATCAAGAAAATGCGGCAGACTGGACTCCTACAGCGACGAACACGGCTGGCGGTGTACGAATCAACTCTGGCTCGCAGATTATTGGTGCAGTGCAAGCTCGGCAAGAAATACTTATTTGGACTGACGTAAGCCTACACTCTATGAGATTTGTGGGTTCGCCATTTATATTTGAGTTCACTCGCTTAAGCTCAGACATATCAATGATCTCGCCTAATGCGGCGGTTAACGCTCGTGGCGCTGTGTACTTTATGGATCGCGGAAACTTCTACGTGTACAACGGCGCGGTACAGCCACTGCCATGCTCAGTGAAAGACCACGTATTTTCAAACTTAAATCAAGACCAAGCATTCAAAGTGTTTGCGGCAGAGAACAACGACTTCAATGAAGTGATTTGGTTCTATGCAATAGGCGAGGGAGATACTGAGATTACTAATTACGTGTCGTATAATTATGAAGAGAACCTGTGGGCCGTTGGCACTCTGTCTCGGGGCACTTGGATTGGTGCAGGCACACGCAACAAGCCACTAGCCACGACAGCCAACAACGGCGGGAACAATTACTTGTATCGGCATGAGGTTGGCTATGATGATGATGATCAGCCAATGACAGCATACATCGAGTCGGGGGATGTCGAGCTTGGTGAAGGTGAGTACTTTATGTACATGAATAGAATCATTCCTGACTTTTCGTTTAGTGGCAACTCGTCTGATGCGACAGCAAATATTGTTATAAAAGGATCTGACTTTCCGCTTGAAAGTCCAGCCACACTATCGACATCAACAGTTACGCCTTCATCGACGCAGTCTTTTGTTAGAAACAGGGCTCGGCATGCGGTTGTAAGAATCGAGAGCGATGGTCTTGGTTATGGCTGGAGACTCGGTGGCTTAAGATTTGAGATGAGACAGGACGGTAGACGATGACATCCAGAAGAAATACGCCTCTCCCAGTTCCACGGCAGGAATACAATTACGAAAACGAGGCAGTGTTTCGCCGCACACTAGAGTTTACCTTTCAGACAGTAGAGAACGATGTTCAACTAGCAAAAACTCAAGGCGATAAAGACGGCTCTCTTGCCATGCGTCGGTTTCAGTTTTTGTTAATGGGTGCCTCATGACTGATGTTATTAAGGTATTGGGCCAAGTAAACCCAAGCGCAACAACATCAACAGCCCTGTACACCGTACCTAATCTTACGCAAACAACTGTCAGCTCTTTGGTTATCTGCAACTTTGGCAGTAATCAAGGCTCATTTAGAGTCAGCGTTCATGTCGGTGGTGCGGCGGCAAACGATAAGCAGTTCTTATTTCATACTGAAGCTCTAGCCAACCACACAACTCGGACTGTGGTTATCGGTATGTGTCTTAATCAGACAGATGTAATAAAAGTTTATGCGAGTTCTGGTGATTTCGCGTTCAACCTCTTTGGAGTGGAGACAAGCTAATGATGAATCAACGGCCCCCTATGCAGGGGATTGCAAACCAAATGGCCCAGCACGGTCGATATGGAGACTCGATGCTGGTTCATATGAACCCTATAGAGGTTCAAGGTATTGCGTCTCTATCTCCAACTGGATCGCTTACAACCAATCCAGTGACAGGACAGCCAGAAGCATTCTTGCCTTTCTTGGCTCCGTTGTTGGGTAGCTTCTTAGGGTCTTCATTTTTAACGGGCGCTGGAGCGGGCGCTCTTGGCGGATTGATTGGTAGTGCCGGTCTTAGCTCCGGTTTGGCTGGCGCTATTGGTTCTGGTCTTGCAACTACTGCGGTAACTGGAGACCTCAAGAAAGGTCTTATCTCTGGCTTGACTGGCTATGGTGTGGGCCAAGCTCTTGGCGCGGCAGGCGATGTGGCTAGCGGTGCTGACATAACCCAAGGCGCGCTAGATACTACCGGAGAGCTTGCTTCGGAGGCCGCGTCTGATTACGCATCTCAAGCCGCAAACTTAGAGGCGATGTCTGTAGCCGCGGGTCAGCCCGGATCAATGATAGACCCTGTTGCTGACATAGCTCAAGCAGGGAGCCAAACAGCTGATGCGCTCGCAAGATCAAACGCACTTGCCGGACAGCAGTCTGCGTTACAGTCACAAGTAGCAACCCAAAGAGCAGGGCAAACGGCGATGGAAAGAATGTCGGCCCCTTTTCAAAATCCCGGAACGTTTGGCAAGGCACTAATTAAGCCCACAAATTTAGCGGCAATCGGTGTTGGCGAAGGACAGCGCGGCCAGATTGAAATGGAAGAGCGCTTTGCTCGTGACGCAAAAAGATTTTCTGATGAAAAAGAAAGGGAGCTAGAGCGTGCTCGCGCAGGATTAACCCAAGCGTATGGTCAGCTAGAGTCCGACTATCCGGGATATAAAATCCCCGGCTATCAAGCTGGCGGCATCACTGCTGTAAACCCTAACAATTACATGGCAAATCTTCGTGGCGTACAGATGCTTGCTGGAGGTGGCCGTACTATTCAAAATTTTTATGAGGGCGGAAGATTCGGCACCGACGAATACAATTCGTACATGGGGGCATCGCCAAATTTCGGCGTAGGGTCGGCGGCTAGTCGTCAATCAAACATTAGAGGATCGCAGGTAATCTCTCCCGCGCAACTCCAAGGTTACCGGCCCGGATTTAGTCCAGAGATAAACTACTTCCAGAGACCTGAAGCTACTCCCCCCGGAACTACTCCGCCCGGAACTACTCCCCCCGGAACTACTCCTCCGGGGACAACCCCTCCGGGGACTAATCCTCCGGGAAGGGGTCCGGGCAGAGGAACAGCGCCAGCGCCTACCGGCCCAATAACTGCGGGCGGTCTTGGAGACTTTGATTACACCGACTACCTAAGCTCTGAAGAGGGTCAGGCGGCTATGAGTCAAGTGAGAAGCGCATTAGGAATCCCTGATTTCAGCACAATAGACGAAAGGCTTGCTTCTATAGAGGGAAGGCCTGACCCAACGATACCTGCCATTGATTACGATGAAATAACTAATCGGGTTAGAGGTGGTATAGATATGCCAACCATAGATTTGTCAGGTATTGAGGACAGGCTTGGGGCAATTGAGACAAGGCCAACCTATACGCCGGAAGCAATTGACTACGACATGATCACCAATAGAGTGCGCGAAGGAATTGATATACCGGACTTTAAGGCTCCAGACATTGATTACGACATGATTACTCGCCGTGTTCGCGAAGGAATAGACATTCCATCCTATGACAACAGCGCAGTTATGGATGCAATAGCGGCTAATAGGGACGCTATTTCTGGCATGCCTTCGTCCCCAGCGTTTGATTATGATGAAATAGCTAACCGTGTCAGGGGCAGTATTGACATACCAGAATATGACTTCTCAGGAATTGAGTCTCGTCTTGGTGCAATCGAAGGCAGACCAGATCCCACGTTTGACATCTCAGGAATAATGTCTGCAATTGATTCAAACCGACAGGCCATATCGGGTATTCCATCGATAGATCTTTCCGGCATAGAGTCACGACTAGGTACTATCGAGGGCAGAGAAATGCCCACAGTTGATCTTTCAGGTATCGAAAGTAGGCTGGGCTCTATTGAGGGACGCGAGATGCCGACCTTTGATACCTCAGGGTTAATGTCTGCAATAGATGCCAACAGGCAGGCGATAGCTGGCATTCCAGCTATTGACTTCTCTGGCATTGAGTCGCGCCTTAGCTCAATTGAAGGCAGGCCAGATCCAACCTTTGACACATCCGGCTTGATGTCCGCTATTGATGCCAACAGACAGGCGATTGCTGGTCTACCTGCGCCTGCTCCAGCGTTTGATTCTTCTGGCATTATGGGTGCAATAGATGCGAATCGTCAGGCCATAGCTGGACTTCCCGGACCTTCACCAGCATTTGATCCAAGCTCAATTCTTTCAGCAATCGAAGCTAACAGGGCGGCGATAGGGGGAATAAATTCTGGAGGTATCAATCCAGATCCAACGCAAGGGCTACCCACTAGGTCAGTACCATCGTCTACGCCAGTGAAGTCCGGCACGAAAAAAGCAGACGACCCAATAAAGCTACCGCCTCGAAGGGTCAAAGGTAAAGGCTTTGCTGAAGGCGGTGAGGTAGATCTGCCAGCAGACCAAGGCTCCAGAATAATCGACCTTACCATTGCCGCAGTTATGGGGCAGTTGCCAGAGGATCAGGCGGAAGCTGTGATCAATCGATTTGTTGATGAGTTTGGCTCCGAAGCCTTTTCAATTCTGCGTAAACAGGTGTTGCAGGGAGGCATTCCCGGAGCGCAAACTGAAGGAAAAATAAATGGCAACGGCGGAGGTATGGATGACAAGGTTCCGGGTATGATAGGTGATCAACAGCCTGTTGCAGTAAGCCCCGGTGAGTTCATTGTTCCCGCTGACGTAGTGTCTGGCTTAGGTGATGGTAGTACAGACGCTGGAGTTCAAGAGTTGCACGGCATGATGGACAAGGTTCGCAGTGAGCGCACTGGAATGAGACAGCAACCTAACCCAATCAACAAGTCAAAGGTGATGCCCGTATGAATCAAGTAGCAGAGTTTCCTATTGTGCGAGATATATCTAACGAACCTCGCGTTAGCAAGCAAACTCACCGGAAGACAAAGACGCACACGATTGCGCTTGTTCCCTCCAACTACTTGAATACACTCTGGCCTGATGTCCGTGATGAGCTTGCAAGAGCTGTTGATAGATCAAAAGGGCGCTGGAGCTTAGAGATGTTATTTGCTTCGATTCTTAACGGGAAGCAACATCTGTGGGTTGCATTTGACGAAGACAAAAATATTGATGGCGTTGGAACAACGGAGATTGTGTTCTACCCCAACCGAAGAATGCTCGGGATTATGTTCTTAGGCGGAAACAATTTTAACGATTGGGTCTGGGACATGCTTGAAAAGTTTAATGACTGGGCAAGAGACAATGAGTGCGATGGCATAGAAGCTACTGCGCGCATGGGATTTTGGAAGTGGCTACAGCAGGACGGGTTTGACCGTTCGTATGTCGTTTACGAGAAGAGGCTAACTGATGAGTAAAGGTGGAGGCGGCGGCGGTGGGCCGCAAGAAGTTGTCCAAACAACAAGCAACCTGCCGGAGTACGCTCGCCCGTATTTCGAGGAGCTACTAGGTCGTACCGCCTATGAGACTACACGTCCCTATGAGGCATTTCCCGGTCAGCGAATGGCTGACTTTACCCCGTATGAACAAATGGGCATGCAGGGGATGTATGATATGGCGGCGGCGGGCGCTCCGGCACAGACGGGAATGGCGTCAGACATTGCGGCACAGATCGGCTACGGCCCATCAAACATGGGAATGCAGATTGCTCAGGGGTATCAACCCTTTGATGTTTCTTCTGGATATCAGGCAGGTCAATTTGATCCCGGTTATCAAGCTGGGTTCTTGGGTCAGGGCTATCAGGCCGGACAACGTGGCGTAGGCTACGGCGGCACACAATTTGATGCAGGTTATGACCCCGGCAGGATCGCACAAGACTATAGAGCAAGAGGCATATCGAGCTATCTTGGGCCTTCGGACTTTGAGTCTGGCTACACAGCGCGCCCAGACCAGCAGGTTGACTCGCTCGGAAGAGACAGAGGTGAGTATTACAATGTTGAGCGCGCGCGTTCCACGTATGGGCCGGGCTATCTTGGTCAATCATATCGGCCTGATCAGATGGGCGTTGACTATAGTGCTGGTCAGTTCGATCCTAGCTACGACCCATCAGCAAGATCGTCTCAATTCCAGATGCCAGATCTTACGTCTCAATATGGAGAGGCGCAGTTCGATCCCGGATATCAGGCAGGAATGCTTGATCAAGGTTACCGTGCCGAAGATCTTACAGCTGGATATCAAGCAGGTCAGTTCGATCCGGGCTATCAAGCCCAGCAAAGAGACTCACAGTTTGATGCTGAAAGACTAGGCGTTGGGTACGAGGCTGGCCAGTTTGATCCCGGCTATGTTGCCCGTGAGCTTGGTCAGGACTACACCGCAAGAGAGTTAGGTAGTCAATACACAGGTGACATAGATACTGGCCCCGGCTTCCAAGCTGGGACTATTGCTGATGCGGCAACGCTTGAGCAGTACATGAACCCTTATCAACAGCTTGTAACTGATGTCGAGAAGCGAGAAGCACAGCGTCAATCAGACATAGCTGGATCTCAAATATCACAGCAAGCGGCGGCGTCTGGCGGCCTTGGTGGCTACAGAGAAGCCATTATGCAGTCAGAGCGAGAGAAAAATCTCGGCCAGCAGTTAGCGGATATACAGGCAACTGGTGGACAGCGCGCATACGAGCAAGCATTGCAGGCATTCGAGGCCGATCGTGGTGCTAGATTGCAAGAAGCTCAATTCGGTCTCACCGCAGGACAAACTCAGGATGCGGCTCGCCAAGAGGCAGAGCGTCTTCGTCAGTCTGCATTCGGCACGACAGAGCAAGCCAGACAGTCGCAACAGCAAATGGCGATTGGCTCGTTTGAAGCTGGAGAGCGTGCTCGACAAGAGGCGGCACAGCTTGGGTTGTCTGCACAGCAACAGGAAGATGCGGCCAGACAAGCACAAGAAGGCTTTCAGCAACAGTCATTTCAGCAAGAGTTCCAGCAACGCCAGTTCCAAGAGCAATCCGGGCAAGAAGCCTTCCAGTTTGGAGAACAAGCACGTCAGCGTGCGGCTGAAATGGGACTCAATGCCCAACAGCAGGAAGAGTCAGCACGTCAAGCGCAAGAACAGTTCAGACAGTCGGCGTTCGAGCAGACGCAATCAACACGTCAGGCTCAACAGCAGTTCGAGACTCAAACATTCCAAGCTCAAGAAGCCGCAAGACAGCAGGCCGCACAGCTCGGGTTGTCAGCGCAAGAGCAGGAAGAAGCATCTCGTCGTGCTGGAGAGCAATTCAGGCAGTCTGCCTATGATTCTTCACTGCAAGGTCGATCGCTACAAGAGCAGTTCTCTCAGGGTGCATTTGAGTTTGGCGAGCAGGCCAAGCAACGCGCCGCTGAACTAGGATTGAATGCTCAACAGCAAAGCGAGTCGGCCAGACAGGCAGAGCAACAGTTCAAGAACACTGCGTTCGAGCTTAATGAAGCGGGCCAAAGAGCGCGCCAAGAGTTAGATGCTCAGGTGTTCCAGCTTCGTGAGTCAGCAAGGCAGGAAGCGGCGCAACTTGGTCTTAGTGCAACACAGCAAAACAATGCGGCGGCACAGGCTGAGGAGCAGTTCCGTCAATCAGCTGAAGCACAAAACATTAGCCGTCGTGTTCAGCAAGAACAGCTTGAGCAGTCTGCATTCCAGTTTGGTGAGCAAGCTAGACAGCAGGCGGCACAGCTTAATCTTAGTGAGCAACAGCAAGAGCAGGCCGCAAGGGAGGCTTCTGAGCAGTTCCGTCAGTCAGCATTCCAGCAGACAGAAAGCGCTCGCCAGCAACAACAAGAGTTCAATAATCAAGTCACACAGATTAGAGAGCAAGCGCAACAGCGAGCGGCAGAGCTGGGCCTTAATGCACAACAACAAACAGACGCATCTCGTCAGGCAGTTGAACAGTTTAGGCAGTCTCAGTTCCAGCAGAATGAGCAGTTCCGTGTTGCACAGCAACAAGAGGACAGGCTTGCTTATCAAGCAGGAGAGGCGGCGCGTCAACAGGCAGGCCAGATGGGTCTTAGTGCTCAAGAGATGGAGGATCGTGCTAGACAGGCGGAGAATCAGGCTCGTATGCGTGCTCAAGAGTTCAACACTCAAACGGCAGAGCGGCAAGCAAGGCTCGCCCTTGAAGGATATGGGGCCGATCAGCAGGCAAGAGGGCAACAGTTAGATGCGGCTCGACTGCTTGGCACGCTGGGCGGACAAGATCAGCAGATGGCTTACGAGCGCCTGCGTAATCTACAGGCGGCAGGTCAGATCCAGAGAGATCTATCGCAACGTGGATTCGATACTGGCTATCAAGACTTCTTGCGACAGCAGGCGTTCCCAAGAGAGCAGTTGTCGTTTATGAGCAACATACTTAGAGGATTGCCCATTGCGCCGGGTCAGACAACGGCGTCATTTGGCGGGCAACCCAGCGGATATCAACAGGCATTGGGCGCAGGCATTGGCGGCGTAGGCTTATATAGAGCCTTATCAGGGGGTTAATAAGTGGACATACTTGAGATTGAAGATGTACTGAAAGGACTTCCCGATCAGTCGTTGATGCAAGAAGCAAAGCAACCCACGGGGCAGGTGCCTCAGTATATGGTTGTGTCTGAGATACAGCGACGTAGCAAGATGCGTAAAAGCTTTGAGGCACAGAAGGAACAGCCTTCCAGTACTATTACTGAGCAAATACTTACAGGCGGTGTTGCAAGTGTGGCTCCTCCGCCACCTCAGATGATGGGTGCTATGGGAATGCCACAGCAACCACCAGCTCCGCCTCAACAGCCGCCTATGGGACAACAACAACCGCCCATGCAACCACAGCAGATGCCGCCCCAACAGCCTCCTATGCCTCAACAGGGCGCTCTCATGCCTCAACAGGGCGCTCCTATGCCGCCTCCAATGCAAATGGCCGGTGGTGGCTTGACGGTTGGTGGCGCTGGCATAGAGGATTCTATTAGGACAGTTCTTGTTGACTACGGCATACCCGCCGATGTGCTTAAGCTTGACCCTAAGTTTTCTCAGTATGCCTCCCTTATTGATAAGGTAAGCGCCGATATGATGTCGGGCGTTCAGGTTTATGATGCGGCAAAAGCAAAAGCTGATATCCCTTATGGTCAAGAGTTTGAGCCGGTTGGGCCAATGCCTACGGAAATATCTCCATTTGGAACGTACTCAGCAACAACAGAAAGAACAATGCCACGAATTGGAGACGTAAAAGCGTCTGATATCTATGGCGATGTCTCTCTTCCTTCGCTCCCCGACCTGCCAATGGTTGGCACCACGCCAGAACTTCAGCGCCAAAGAGCAAGAGAAGAGATTGGAGGGATAGGTGCTGTTGCGGGATCAACTCCAGAAGAGTTTGAAGCCGTAAGAGGTCGCCTCCTGCCCACGGAGGAAGAGCGGACGGCAATGCAACAAGAAAGAATCCGAGCTAATCTACAGCAAAGCAGAGGCTTTGACGCAACGGCGGGCTCAATGACTCTTGGGGAGGCAATAAAAAGCGGTCAGGTTTTATCGCCAGAAATAAAAGGCCTTGTTGGCGGTGCTGTGGACAGCGTAAAAGGTGTCTTCAGAGATATGAGACAGCCAGCGCTTGACGACATACGCCAAAAATACATATCAGGAACTCCTTTAAGCCAGAATGAAATGAGCATGTATAACCAGTATGGTCCCGGCATGGAGGCTCTTGATGGTCTGTTCGGCTCTGGTGTTGACGGCTCTCAGGCAGGCATCCCTGATGATCCGTTCGGCATGCTAAAGAGTGATGCGGCTGGCTTAGGACCGCTAAGAAGCAATCAAAATATATTGCAAGAAACAATATCTCAAATGGCACTGGTCGGTGACCAGCCTGTTGTTTCAGATGTTAGTCAGTCATCCGCAGTGGTAAATGATGCAAATACTGGTGTTGCGGCATCAGATAAAACTAGCACTAACGTAACAAGAGAAGCAATCGAGGCGGCAACATCAGATGTAACGCCAGAGTTTAAGGTAGGTCAGGATCTCGCTAAAGACTTCTCAGAAATTGTTGCGCCAAACTTTGCAGGCTTGATAAGTGAGCAGGAGCGCCGTCTTGCCAAAATTAGAGAGGACTCCAAGCGTGACATAGGTGCTCAAGCGCTGATTAATTTGGGCGCTGGCGTTGCAGAGGGCGATGTTTCTGGCGGTCTTGTTAGGGCTGGACAAGCTGTTTCTAAGATTAGAGCTGGAGAGAGAGCGGCTGAGTCTGAGATTGCCAACATGCAAACTAGAATTAAGATGGCCGAAGAGCAAGGCAAGTTCGACGTTGCAAAGGCACTGAGGGCAGAGCAGGTACAGCTGTATCGTGACGCTACGAAGGCGGCATCAGGTGAGTCTCAGTTTGTTAGAACGCTTGGCTTGTCTACACAGAAGCTACTGGCTGAGATTGAAAAGGAAGCAGGCGTGGATGCAAGGGCGAAGCTGGCGGCGGCGATCTCGATTATGGAGGAAGAGCTTAACCCAGATAAGAAGCAAAGGCTTATCGATAAGATAGCATCAACATACCTGCCATTACTGAGTGGCGGTGCCGTTGCTAACAGTCAGTCTGGATTAAAAGGGAACACACAAAACAGACCACCCATTAGTTCCTTTGGCGGTTAGGAGTTGTCATGGCGTTTGATGTAGTAGGTGCCAGAGAATCTGGATACACCGATCTTGAGATAGCCAATCACCTATCAAGGGGCTCTGACTTTAATGTTCAGGGTGCAATAGATGCTGGCTATTCTCCGCTGGAGATTATTAGTCACCTCAATCCAGAAGAAGAAACTACTATGCTTGGTGCAACGGGCGAGTTTCTTAAGGGTATTCCTCGCGGCTTTGCGTCCAGCTTTGCTACAGCGGGACAAGGATTAACAGAGCTTGCTGATGCTGGCTTAAATACTATCGGTCTTGAAGATGCAATCACCGAAGAGGACACTCAGGCGGTTGCTGGTTATGTTGATGCCTTCCAAGACGCCCTGCGGCAGGGTCCATTGGGTGCAGACCCCGCATACAGCGATGCGTTTTCTACTAAATTTGGTGAGGGCTTGGGTTCTTTTGCATCATTCCTTGTTCCCGGAGGAGTTTTAAAAGGTGCGGCGCAACTAGGCAAGCTATCAAAAGCAAAAGAAGCCGCAACAGTTTACGCTGGAACAGGGACTCTTGCTGTTGGTACGGGGTCAGGCCAACAAGCGCAACGCATCGAGGCGGCTCGCGACAGAGGGATAGACATATCTCAAGAAGTGGAAGATCAGTCTATTGGTCTTGGGGCGATCATTGGTCTATCTGAACTCGCCCCGCTTGAGCGCGTGCTCAAAGCAATTCCCAAGTCGCAACTCAGCGGCATCATCCCCCGTATAGAAAGCGCAGTAAAAACTGGCGGCATTGAGGCTGTGCAGGAACTTGGAGCTGGATTAGCACAAGACTTTACTTCTCGCGGCATGTATGACCCAGACATTCAAATCGGAGAGTCTGCATGGGACGACTTAACTATTGGCGGTGCAGTAGGTGCTACTGCTGATCTGCTTGTTAACTATGCGGCAGGTCGAAAGGCAAAGAGTGCAGAGCAAGTAAGAGAAGAGGCAGGGCTTGAAGAGGAGGCGCTCCGACGAGAGGGCCAAGAGGGTTTCGAGGCAGGAATAAGAGCTGAAGAAACCGGGAAAAAACAACAGGCGGCTGAGGTCGATAGGATTCTTGAGGAATCCAAAGAAGAGGCGCTTGAGCTTGCAGATAGAACGCCACTACAGATGGCAATGGACTATCGAGAAGACACGGGTAACGACATAAGCCGCCCAGAACTTGAGTTTAAGTACGGCCCAATAGAAGATTCCACATACAATGAATTAATCAAGCAAGCCAGAGAGGCGGAAACAGCAACACCTATTCTAGCGTTACCGTCACCTGACGAGCGCAAGCTTGCCGCCCAGAGTGCAGTCCAAGAGCGAATGAAGAGGCTCGGTCTTTCTGAGGACGTGCAAACTAAGGTCGTTGATGTAGTAAGAAAAGTTAGAACAGACCAAGACGGCAATCTTATTTTTGAAGCCGATGCTATGGTTGAAGATGAGACTAGTTATGGAACCTATATGCCAACGGCAAAGGTTATACAGCTGTCTATTGATCAAGTTTTTGCGGACGCTAAAGGTCAGCCTGTAACCGAAGAGATGGTAACAAGCTCTTTAATTAAGACTCTTAACCATGAAGTTTATCACGCAATCAGGAACTTAGACTTAGTTACTCAGGAAGAGGTTGAGCTTCTTGAAGGCCTTGCCCGAAAGTATAGGAAGAAAGGAACTGAAGGCGCAGACGGAAAGCCTCTAAGCTATGCGTCGTGGGCCGAGTCTGGATATAGCGATCTCAATTCTGCCAAGGTAACCGAGGAAGCTGTTGCTGAGATGATTAGTGACTCTCTGGCTGGAAATGTTATGGCGGATGGCCAGACCATTACAATCGGAGGCAAGCCAAGAAATATTATAAAGCGAATAGTAGATTTCTTTAAGGAGATGGTTGGCTTTACTAGTAGCTCTAAGGCTAGAAACTTCTCTGACTTCTTGGGCAAGCTTGACACTGGTGAGGTCGGGGCAAGAGAAAGATACAAGGTCGATATAAAAGACACGCCAGCAGGAAGGGCTGTCACAGAGACAGGCGAAATAAGAACACCCTACCTAACCGACTACGCTAGGGCGGAGCAGGCAAAGCGCGGCGTTGGCAGGCAGAGGCTTGCCGATCAGCCCATTGTTCAACTCGCAGAAGAGACAGAAGAGGAGGCGTCTGAGTCTCGCCGTGTGGGACGCCCTGATACAGCCGCTCGACCAGAGGTAGAGCAAGCTTATCAGCAGTTGCAAGAAGGCCAGATAGGCAGAGACAAGTACGATGCAGTTGTTCGCGGAACAATTAGCGAGTATGACTTTGTTCCACAGCCCGCTACTACACAAGAGATGTTTGGTGCGCTAGATAAAAACAAGAAAGAAAAGATTAATCTGCCAATAGAAGAAACTTCTGAGGTTGGCTTGCGATTAGATATACCTGCGTATACCAATCACGGTGTTTGGGTTCCAACAATCCACGCCAAAGGCAAGGCTTCTCACAGAGCAACAGCCGCAATCAACAATGCAGACTTCACTCGCACACCACAAGGTAAAGCTCAGAAGGTTATGGAGGGCGGTGCCAAGTCTCCGTTTGCCCAGATCAAGGGTAACTTTGTAAACAGAACAGACGCAGAGAATGAGGCAATAGCGCAACAAGCGCTGGATGATTCGTCATGGACTCAGGTTGGCTTTGATCCGCGCCGCCACTCCTTCTTCTATGATCGCAAGACTGGTGAAGCCGTTACTACAGCAGATGAGGTAGTTCAAGTTGGCCCCCTTGTTCTTGCCAAGAACGCAGTAAAAGATCCTACATTCCAAGAAGAGACGCTGTACTCTCGCCGCACACCATTCACCTCCATAGCGTTTGAGGTGGCACCAGACCCAAACAATAAAGACATGACCAGCC